GTACAAGGGCGTGCTGCCTGATGCTCCTATCCATCTCAGTGAAGGTGCCGATAAGGCTGAACCTCTCGTCCTAATGATGCTGAACGGTCACCTCGATGATTCAAAGCAAAACTTCCTCAGGACAAACAACCTGACCTGCACTGCTAACATGCGAATGTTCTCGAGAGAGAAGCAAGGGTTCCTTCCCGCTCTGATGGAGAAGATGTACAACGATCGTGTTGTCTACAAGAACAAGATGATCGATGCCAAGAAGCAGTACGAGCAGACCAAGGATACCGAGGTCGGTAAAGAGATTGCTCGCTTCAACAACCTACAGATGGCTAAGAAGATTCAGTTGAACTCTGGCTATGGTGCTCTTGCTAACGTATACAATCGTTGGTATCGTACAGAGTTTGCTGAGGCTATCACAGCATGTGGTCAGCTAACTACTCGGTGGATCGAGCGCAAGCTCAATGAGTATCTGAACAAGACGTTCAAGACCGAAGACTTCGACTATGTGATTGCTTGTGATACAGACTCCGTCTACATCAAAGCTGATCGCTTCCTCGAGCTATCTGGTAAGGAGATGACACCTGACCAGAGCGTCCAGTATCTTGATAAGGTCTGCACGCAGGTGCTGGAACCGTTCATTGATAAGAAGTATGAAGAGCTGTGCCGCTACGTCAATGGTTATGACCAGAAGATGAAGATGAAGCGAGAGTGTATCGCTGACAAGGCTATCTGGACTGCCAAGAAGCGCTACATCCTCAACGTGTACAACCAGGAAGGTGTCCAGTACGATAAGCCCAAGCTCAAGATGCAGGGTATCGAGGCTATTCGTACTTCGACTCCGATGGTCTGTCGTGATGGTATTAGAGACACACTCTCTGTGATCATGAACGCGACCGAGGATGAGATGCAGAAGTTCATCATGGACTTCCATACTCAGTTTATGAACCTACCGTTCGAAGCAATCGCGTCACCTCGTTCTGTGTCCGAGCTTGATAAATATGTCGATAGAGGCATGATCTATAAGAAGGGCACTCCGATCAACGTCAAGGGCGCTCTTGTATACAACGATCTGCTCAAGAAGCATAAGTTGACTAAGAAGTATGAGGCTATCGGAGAAGGTCAGAAGATCAAGTACTCCTACCTCAAGCTACCTAACCCTATTCAATGTAATGTGATCGCCACACCTGGAACACTTCCACCTGAGTTTGGCTTGGACAAGTATATCGACCGACAGATGCAGTTTGAGAAGTCGTATCTTGAACCGATTAAGACTATCTGCAATGCTATCGACTGGAAGACTGAGAAGACATACACACTAGAGGACCTTTGGAACTAATGGGCACTACACTAAACCTAGACGAGAGCTTTGACTTTGGCTTCTCGATCGTCGACGAACGAGAGCTTGAAGTACTTCAAGAAGCTGAGGAGAAGCTGACAGTTGTATCTGGTAATGCAGAAGCACTACAGGATCGACTTGACAAGTTGTACGGCATGGTTATGCCACTTCTAAACAATCTGGCAAAGAACCCTGACAAGAACTACATCTACTGGCCCAATAGGCTAGCAAGGATCGAACAATTCCGTGATCAACTTGATGAAGTGTATCAAGGTAGTTGACCTTTAAAGTAGATCGTTGTATAAGAAGGATTCATGCGAAGGAGTTACTATGTCCCTAATTGATAAACTTAAGAAGAATTCCACATCCAAGTATACGGCTGTGCTTGCTGACTCTAAGTTCTTCTCTGAGAAGGATCTGATTCAGACTAAGGTGCCGATCATTAACGTTGCTCTGTCGGGTAAGCTCGATGGTGGCTTCACTCCTGGCCTGACAATGTTTGCTGGTCCATCGAAGCACTTCAAGACTGCGTTCTCACTGCTGATGGCTAAGTCGTACCTCGACAAGTATAGCGATGCAGTCCTGCTGTTCTATGATTCGGAGTTTGGCACGCCGCAGGCCTACTTCAACTCGTTTGGTATTGATACCTCACGTGTCCTCCATACTCCTATCACTGACGTCGAGCAGCTCAAGTTTGATATTATGGCTCAGCTCGAGAACATCGAGCGTAACGAGCGAGTGATCATCGTTGTAGACTCGATCGGTAACCTCGCTTCCAAGAAGGAAGTGGAAGACACTCTCAACGAGAAGTCGGTTGCTGATATGTCTCGTGCAAAGCAGCTCAAGTCGCTGTTCCGTATGGTCACTCCGCATCTCACTCTCAAGAACCTGCCCATGGTAGTTGTCAACCACACGTATAAGGAAATCGGAATGTTTCCTAAGGACATCGTGGGTGGTGGTACTGGCTCTTACTACTCGGCCGATAACATCTTTATCATTGGTCGCCAGCAGGAGAAGGATGGTGGTGAGATTGCTGGCTACAACTTTATCATCAACGTAGAGAAGTCACGTCATGTCAGAGAAAAGTCCAAGATCCCTGTTACGGTTCTTCATGAGGGAGGCATTTCGAGGTGGTCAGGCCTGGTTGACTTGGCCCTTAGTAGTGGTCATGTTATCAAGCCTTCCAATGGTTGGTATCAGCGAGTGGACATGTCTACAGGAGAGATTGAAGACAAAAAGTGGCGACTCAAGGACACAGAGTCCAAAGAGTTCTGGCTGCCGATTCTCTCCGACAGCAAGTTTAGTGAGTATGTTGAGAAAAAGTACAGAGTAGCGTATGGTGACATCCTAGCCGAAGAAGACTCGGTTGAAGATGTGTACGACTCTGTAGGTGATGAATGAATACTGAACAAGTAATCCTTTCGAGTCTAATCTCGAATGAACAATATGGGAGGAAGGTCATCCCCTTCCTCTCACATGAATACTTCCACAGCAAGTCTGATCAGATTGTCTACAAGCTGATCGAGGAGTATGTTGGTAAGTATAATGCGTTTCCTACCAAGGAAGCGTTGGCGATCGACCTTGCCAATAAGCAGATCAATCAGGAGCAGTTTGAGCAGTGTAAGTCTGTCATTGAGCAGATCACTGCCCCCACTACTCTCGACAAGTCTGTGGACTGGCTGGTCGATACGACAGAGAAGTTCTGCCAGGATAAAGCTATATACAATGCTATCATGGAATCGATCTCGATTCTAGATGATAAGAGTGAAAAGAAGCTGACTAAGGGTGCAATCCCTAAGATCCTGCAGGACGCTCTGTCGGTGTCGTTTGACCAGACCATCGGTCACGACTTCATCGAAGATGCTGATGCTCGTTACGAGTACTACCATCGCAAGGAGCAGCGTCTCAAGTTCGATCTTGACTACTTCAACAAGATCACTCAGGGTGGTGTGCCTAACAAGACTCTTAACATCGCTCTTGCGGGCACTGGTGTTGGTAAGTCGATGTTCATGTGTAGCTGTGCTGCAGCTAACCTTAAGGACCACAAGAACGTCCTCTACATCACTCTGGAGCTTGCAGAAGAGCGTGTTGCAGAACGTATCGATGCCAACCTACTTGACTGTCCTATCCAGGAGCTGGTCAACCTTCCTCGTAGCACATATGAGACCAGGATGGCTCGTATTCGTGAGCAGTCTAAGGGTAAGCTGATCATCAAGGAGTATCCAACTGCTTCTGCTGGCTCTGCTAACTTCCGCCACCTGCTCAATGAGCTCAAGATCAAGAAGAACTTCGTTCCTGATGTCATCTACATCGACTATCTGAACATCTGCGTCTCTTCTCGTATCAAGGCTGGTTCGAACATCAACTCATACACCTACATCAAGGCGATTGCAGAAGAGCTGCGTGGCCTGGCCGTTGAGTTCAATGTTCCTATCTTCTCTGCTACTCAGACCACTCGCTCGGGTTATTCTAACTCTGACGTTGGTCTCGAGGATACTTCGGAGTCGTTTGGTCTCCCAGCGACTGCTGACTTTATGTTTGCTTTGATCTCTACAGAAGAACTGGCTCAGATGGGCCAGATCATGGTCAAGCAGCTCAAGAATCGTTACTCGGATCCAGATCGGTATAAGAGGTTCGTCATCGGCGTTGATAAGTCGAAGATGCGTCTATTCGATGTGGATGGAGCTACCGATGATCTTGTAGACGATACGCCTGTCATGGACAAGTCCATGATTGGCCAACGTATGCAGGAAGAACGCAGTAAGATCTTTGAAGGATTCAAGTGATGGAAGAATTGAAATCAATAGACTGGAGCCAGATGACATATCATGGTCCGGTAACGGGCATCAAGACACCAAAGTATACGTGGAGGTGTCAGCTTCATCCTGGAACGTATTGGTCGGTCGAGGATCACCGGGTTCCTAATAGGTTTCATCGTTGGATGCAGAAACTTTGTTTTGGTGTAGTGTGGGAGAAGATTGATGGTTAAGTATAAAGTGCGGAACACCGGTACGTGGAAGCTGGATCAACCACTAGACCAACCCGCTAACTGGGGCAATTCAAGTCCGGTCAGTGGTTACTTCCTATACGAAGTTGTGGAGACTGAAACCAATCAGGTAATCAAGACTGATATGACGCAGTCAGAGGCCAAGAGTCTCTGTCGTCATCTGAACTTTGGTGGTGGGTTCGATGGTTTCACACCAGCATTTTTTTTAAATAAACCTGAGAAATTACATTTCGAGGAAGAATATTTTTATAAATAATATCACTGTAATGCGTGTTAGTGTGGCATGACTACACTAGAGGCAAGTGCTTCGGCGACTGGAAATGACGGGGTGGCCGCAAGGCAGGTGGGGTTCCTCCCGTTCACGCATAGAGG